CCTGTGCTAATGCAGCCGCTTGAGATTCTGTTCTGTCCTGTTTCTGTAACTCAATATCAAACTCCTCTGCATATTGTTGCTGAGTGATCACCCCATCTCTAAGCATGACACTATAAGTATCTACTTTGGTTTTCTCTGCAGATGCTTTTTGATTCTCATCATCCTGCAATATTGGTAAGTGATCAAAGTTAGCCTGTAGATAGTACTGACCTTGCAACCCCCATTGAGATATCATTGAGTCATAGATTTGCTGTGTCTCAGGAATGATTGTATCAGTGTAACACATCCGGATTGAGTCTCTCACATTGCTGAATGTGGACCCCTTCTCACTTGAGAATAGGTTGTAATTCAATCCAAATGCATCAATGATTGCCAACTTATCCTCTGTAAGCTCCTCAAATAACATGAGATCCCTTGTTGGATAACTCATTGGCTGCCAATTTACATTGGATTCAGTGATAATTAACTCATCTTTTTGCCTTCTGTACCAATCTTTTTGGATCTTTAACCTCTCCTCTGGTGTCATTGGGATAGCTCCTCCCATGTCATTGCTCTGAGCAGATAGGATTCCAATGGCTCCAAGGTTTTCAAGTAATACATTACGCTTGTTATAGCTTGCCATGATGTTAGATAGAGGTAATCTCAATGAGTCTATCCTTGAGATGGGTCTTACTATGTTCATTCCATCCGCTGTTGTGAGATAAACTGTATCATCAAAGGTAATTGTCTCCTTAGATCCATCATCATAAGTGAACTCAAATGAAGTGATAAGGTCATTAGCCTCCATTTGTTTGAGCTTTTTACCACTCAGATTGATTCTTATCTTATTATTTGGCAGTGTTATGATTAGATTCCTTACACCAAATGATCTCAATGGGCAGTAAGCAACCACATTAGAGTATAATGCATCCTGTACACTCATTGAATAGACAACATCTGACCATGACTGCACCCCATTAGGCTTGTTGATTAGGTCATTTATCCAATGATTAGTGACAATATTACCATCCTTATCAAATAAAGTAGGGATGTTAGTACTCATCATTGTGGCCCGCTTGTTTACAACACTCCTTAACTCTGGTATGTCTATGAACAGCCTCCATGCATCACCTGTATCTAACCAAACAGCCTCTTTTTTTCCCCATATCTGTATTGCAGGGGGAAATATTTGCCTTGTTAAGTTACGATACCGGTCTGTATTGGCATAATTATCAACAAATGCACTAATGAAATCAAATGCCATTTAATAATGTTTTGGCAAATATAATAAATAATTAGATAACAAAAAGGGGGTCTGATTAAGCCAACTGTCTGAACATGGATTGTGCAAAGATGGCCAACCCTGCCAGGCAATCCGGTGCATCATCATTCTTATTCTTACCCTCCTTACTGAAATGCAGTACATTCTGTATGAATAACTCACTTTCAGGTGTGCCATTGTTGACAAATGTAATCCTTTGCTGTATCCAAACAGATTGCATTATGATTCTGGTTATTTTATTCACTGAGTTGTGAACAGGTAATATCTTTGTGTTAGTTTGTTTCTGCAATCCTCTTGCAAACATGGCACCCATGCTGTTGGATTCCACCCTGCAATAGGTAACGTTCCATTGATTGAGCTTAGCTGCAATGAGTGGCATGGTAACATCTGTATTAGATTTGTTGAACACATAGTCAACCAGATAGAACTCATTACCTGCCACTGCTAATATGGCAAAGGCTGTGAAATCTGCACCCTGGTCTGCCACATCACAGTAAGCAATGCACCCCTGTATTGTAGTTTTGATTGAATTGAACTCACTTAACTGCATAGTTTTAAGGTCATTGAATAACCTTCCTTGAATGTCAACAGGGCTCTGCATGTATTCAGCCTCCCAAATGGATGGCTCAGTACGTTTCTTTTTAGTCAGATACTCATCTGTAGTCATGACTGATTCACAGAATGATTTTCCATCTATCAATGCAGGAATGACAATGGATCTATCATAGATGCCGTCATTCATTTGCCTGCCTATCACATCATTGAGTGACCAACGTGTGCCTATGTCAATCCTCTTGCAACCAGATTCAAACCTTGAGTCATGTGTTGCCTCCTTCCATTGAATGATTCTCTCATTCTGAGTATCTGATAAGGCCTGTTCTAATCCTGTGTAAAGGTCATCTGTTACTGCTATATTGTCAGCTCCAAATCCAATGATAGTACCCCCAACACCTGCTCCAAAGTAACTGACCTGCTTAGCGTGATTGGTGTTCCATCCTTGTAGATTTGCCTTGTCATCACTCAGCTGAACAGATGGGAACACCTGTTTGAACTTATCACTCTTTACAATGTTCCTAACATCATAGCTGAACTTGAGGTATAGTGTTGCTGTACATGCGTTTCTCATCACTGACCTTGCAGGGTTCCTGCCAATGGTCCAGGCACAAAACAGTGAACTGATATATGACTTCCCCGCCCTTGGTGGCATAGATACACTGAGTGACCTAATACTACCCTCTTCTAAATCTTGAAATGACTGTGCGACACTGTGTAAAAATACTCTACTTTCAAAGAATGCTGGGTCATAGTACTGACAAAACTCCCAAAATTCCCTCCTGCAAAGCTCGAGACGTAATAAGTTCCTAATTGCTTTTTGTGTGTCATTCACCTTTGAGTAGTAATTTTATCTCATCTGTTGATAACCCTGTGAGGTCCACATTGGTTTGTGTCTGCTCTACCTGTTGAACAGGTGCACCATAACCGCTATCCATTAGTGCTTTGTATGCATTGGTATCACCTTCACGTGCTTTTTTAATCAAGGCTAATGTCATTAAATCCTCCTGGCTCATTGTTTCTGTATCACCTGTCAATGGATTCTTTAAATTCTGTTCTATTGATAGCCAATACTTAGCTATTGTGCTTCTATTCTTTGCTCCTTTAGGTCTGCCGTTAGGGTTGCCGCTTTCGCCTTTTTCCCAACGTGGTTCTATTTGTCCTTTGCCTGCCATTGTACGTTGTTTATTCGTTGTTTATTTCAATTCAACTCCATTCCTCTTAATAACTAAACTCGGGTCAAGTTTTTTCATACGGTCAATAATTACTTGGCAGTATTTAGGGTCTAATTCCATACCGTAACATTTTCGTTTAAGTTGATGTGATGCCACCATTGTTGATCCACCTCCTAAAAAACAATCATAAATTAAATCATTTACTTTACTACTATTATTTAATGCTCTTTCTACAACAGGTATTGGTTTTTGTGTTAAGTGATATTCATTTTGTCTATCCTTTGCAAATTCCCATACCGTCTTTTCATCTGTAGGTCCATACCAATTAATAGATTTTCCTTCTTTATGTCCATAAATGCAAGGTTCATAATTAGGAATGTATTGACTCATAAACGCACCCGAACCACTTTTAACTTTGTACCAACATATTACAGCTCTTACTTCTATAGGTGTGTTTGATAGTCCAAGATAAGTTTCTTTAGATTTACCTCCTGCATACCATATATAAAAGGGAGAACTATCCTTTGAAAATATACAAGCGTTATTTATTGAGTCTTGAAATAAATTAGATAAATCCTCATTTTGAAACTCATCGCTTTGAATTCCTTTACGTTGTTTTTTGTTATGACCTCCTGTATAACTTACTCCATATGGAGGGTCTGTGAATACCATATCAGCCTTTTCTCCATTCATTAACTTCGCTACTTGGTCGCTGTCCGTTGAATCCCCGCAAAGTAAACGATGTTCACCTATTTCAAATAAATCCCCTAATACAATATCCGTTTCAATTCCACCTTCAGGAACATCAAAATTATCTTCTTCAGCTTCAAGTTCTGTAACTGCAAAGTCAGGAACATCCAATCCCCAATCGTCTAACTTTTCAGTATCCCATTCATTTGCTAAACTATCCCAATCCCATTCTCCAAAACCTACGTTGTCTTTTATTAAAAATTCGTTTTTTTGTTCTTCCGTCCATTCGTCTGCTATTATAATTGGAATTTCTTTTAATCCTATCTCTTTACACGCTTTTAAACGCATATTTCCGCCTAAGACAACGTATTTATTATCTACGTCAGTAAAAACCACTAACGGACGTTTATTTAGCATATCAGGAAACTCTTGAATAGACTTAACCAACTTATTGAATTTTGCATCCTTTATTGTTCTTGGGTTTTTTGGGTTGGGTTTAACCTGTGATATATTTACTAACTGCATCTTAAAATAGATTAGTTACCAACTGATATAAACCAAAGATAGCCAGTGCACCAATCACTCTGAATAGGCTCTCAGTTGCTTTTTTAGGGTCATAAATCCACTTCTGAATAGTGTCTGAACTCTTCCATGGCATAAACCATAGAACGAACTTATCTGCAAAATATAACAGCGTGAATATAGGAAGTATGATCAGTCCTAAGAC